ACCGCTCATCCATATGCTTCCTACTGTATTTGCCATTACTACAGAGGTCCAGAACTCGAACCTCGTGCTTGTCCGCGGCCATTCGCAGGCCTCGACCAATACTTTGAATGGCCCGAACAAATGCCCGGCCTCCATCTACTAGAACCAAGTTGAAGATCCTGTCAATACTGATCCCCACCTGGGCAATTCCGTAAGTGGCGATGATGATCTTGTTATCCAATTCATCAAAGCTTTCATATTCCTCGGCCCGTTCATCCGAGTCTGTGGCCCCATATAAAAAGACACTGTCTTTCAGGAATCCCTGAAGGGTCTTACCGGCCGCAATGCTGTTCACCAGTACGAAGGTATTTCCAGACTCTGCGGCGGCCTCAATGACCTCCGCAATTTTAGCCAGCCTGGGCTTGTTGTGAGTTAGAAATCTCTTCTCCGTATCCCATTCTATTTTGTTCGGGAAATCGTAGTGATCAGTGTCCTGAATTTGAAGGACCAGAATATCCAACCTGGACAGGAACTCCTCATCAATAAGATCAGCCGAACTCTTCTCGTATATCACGCCTCCTAAGGCTGAGCGTAAGGACACTTTTTCGCAACGTCCTTCGGGCAGAGTTCCCGTCATCCCAAACCGATACGGAATCGTCGCTCCGTGCCCGATGGTGAGCAACTCTCTAAGAACTTTGGCCTTGGTCCCGTGGGCCTCGTCCGTAATTACAACCCCAAACTCCTTAAGCAGCTCGGGCCGATTATTCAAGGACTGCCAAGTGGCAATCATATGTTGCCGTTCTGTGTCCTTTTTCTTGCCACAGAAAGGTCCCCAATCCATTATACCACACTTCTCATAGTCGCGTCCTGTCTGGTAGACAAGATTGGTGTTAGGCACGATGATGATGCTTCGATGAGGTTCGAAGATTCGAGATATAGCTGCCGCGATGAATGTCTTACCTGCTCCGGTTCCCAATAGTAAGAGCCCATCACCACTTTGGATTGCGGCATTCACAGCCTCGACCTGATAGTACCGAAGCACCACCCCGTGTTCTGCGAATAACTGATCGTCGATCGGTGCCGGCTTTTCTCCCGGCAGCGGTCGCTTGTCAATCACTCTAATTGTGTATCCGTTTTCGATGATCCAGGGAACAATCTCCGACAATAGCCGAATGTAGGTATTTCCTGTCATCTGGAAGAATTTGATCTTCCCGTCCCAAGATCCCGTCTTAACGGACGGAATGAAATGGGCATTGCGAACTCGGAGAGCCCAAAGGTCCTCCAGGGCATTTCGATGAAATGGGGTTAGTCCAGTAATGTTGCAGACCACTTCGTCACGAAGGAGGATGATCACCTCTCCTCGATCCAAAGCTGCTTCTTCTAGCAGGATATCTTCCATTACACTAGCGCATCCTCGAGGCCGGTGGTCCGCATCTTAACGATGTTACTGATTGACCAGCCTTTGGCTCGCAGAGATTCCACCAGGCTTTCTAGCTTGTTGTAAATGACTTCTATCATCTGAACGATGTCTTCCTGGTTTCGATATTTCTGCTCCGCCGTGATGTATTGATCGATATCCTTCGAGGCGAGCGTACGATTGTAGTTTTCTAGATAGTGCCTCCAGAGTTCTCCTTTGGTTCTCCGAAGCTTTGTCTCGTGGATCGACTTCAGTGCCTTCAGTTCTATTCGAAGCTGATCGTATCTGGCAATCAGTCCAGGCTGCTCTGCCGCCTCCCGAATTATTTCGCCGGCCACCTTGGTTCGCTTTAGACCGTTCTCGTATTCCGCTTCGCAATGGTCGAGAAAGTCTAGCAGACCTTCAGCTGATTTCTTGGCTTCGGCAAAACTGCTCATATTCTTTTCTTTCTAACTACGAAGGCAACGTCAGACCCAGGGAGCATCGTAAATTGAACAACCTCTATTTCCAAGATCTCCTCTACCCAATTTGCTACCTCAATAACCTCGAATCCTTCACTCCCTAGATCTTTAGTGAAGCGAAGATATCCGAAATTCAAATTCCATTCGATTTCCGCAGTTTGGACTAGCTCTAGGATATCCTGCGCCTTGGGTGCAGCGCTATTCAGGAAAGTAAGGACCTGACCTCCTCCCAAACCGGATGCAAGTAAAGTAGATCCGGATAAAGGGGAGGAGGGGGTCACTGGTTTTTGAGACTTTCGGGGTCGCCTACGAGGCACTCTCTTTCTCCAGCACCTCTTTCGCCGTGGCTGAAATACTATCGGCCTGGTCTTCAATCTCGTCGCCGCATGGCAGGTCAGGATTGAGCTGAAGTAAGCTGTCCGCAAACGGTGGGAACTTACCTTCGCCTTGGAATTTCTCTCCCTTGTCGGGACCTTCCATAATGGTGTACCAGCCTGTGCCAGAAATCAATCCGGCTTCTTTGAAGCTCTCCAGTAAACCGCTGTAGGGATTCAGACCGCCTTTGTAAGGCAGTTCCAATTCGATTCGCTGGAAGGGTTGACAGAACCGAGTCTTGATGCACTTAGTCCTGACATAGATTCCATTGGTCTTCATCTTGTCGGCCTTGTCCTTCATCTCCTTCTTTTGTAGCATGGCTACGATGGAAGCAGCATAAACAAGACCTTCACCGCCAGAAATACTGGTGGTGGAGTTTCCATACATATCAGAACCCTTATAGGTGTGATTGGTTGCGACCATACCACAATTGAACCGCGGCATCGCGTTAGTGACCATTCGGAAAAAGAGCCGAAGTTGTTTTGCCTTCGTTCCCATATCGGCCTTGAACTCGCCCTTCTTGAATTCCCCCTGTTCCTTCTCGGTGAGAAGCATACCCAGAGAGTCAATCAAAAAGAGAATCGGAATGCGATCTTCTTCCTGGAAAGCTTCTAATCCAGCCAGGGTTTTGCTAATGAGATTTTGGCACTGGGCTACTGTGGCCACACCAAAGTACATCAGGTCTTCCTCCCCCGTGGCGACGCCGACTCCTTTCAGGAAGCCGGTGTCCAGGGAACTTTCAGAATCTAGAATGACGGGAAGGATTCCTAACTTTTGGGCGTTCTTGATAATGCTACAGCCCAAGTAGCTTTTGCCAGAACCAGACTCACCGGCCAAGACCATAGTCTTTCCCATTGGAAATCCCTTGTGGTAGTCGCCACTGATGATCTTGTTGAAACCGTAACTGCCGGTGTGAACGTAAATGCTGGGGTCGTGGAGACCGACCTCAATCAGGTCGAGGTCGTTCGTATCCTTTTTCTTTCGAGTGGAGTCGTTGACCTTCTCCACGCTTTTGAGGATTGATTTCCTAATATCAGACATAACATCTCTCCTGAGAAAAGAGGCCGGATTGCTCCGGCCTCTCTATCTTATTCAGCTTCAGCTGATCGCTGGGCTGCTAGCTTACGATCTTCGATAGCTTTGAGGATGTTGTCCGCTTCCGCTGCGCCTTCCACGACCGGAGTTGCTGTAACTACAGCGGACTCCGTTACTGTGTCGGCAGCCTTACTAGCGACTTCCACTTCGGGCGTGGAGGAGGTGCTAGCCGAGTATGCACCGGAGGTGCTGCTCTTGGCATCAGAGTTAGGATTCGGATCGACGAACTCTTCCCCGGTCAGAGCACTTGTTAGGGCAGCCTGAACGTAATCGAGGCTGGGCTCTTTGGGAAGTCGGTCCTTCAAGTTGTTGAGCTTGAGAGTGCTCAAGAAGTCCTTGTCCACCGCGGAACCGCGAGGGGCAAAGGCACTTGTGCTGTAGTCAGCCCACTTGCCGGAACGAGTCTTTCGAATTCGGAAGTTGTATCCCACATCATAGTCGGTCGGCAGAGCTTCGACGTCGCCGCTCATGATTCCGGCCTTGATGGTGCCGTAGATCTTGGGGTTCAAGGAGATCAGCTTGGGCTGAGCTTCCATGTCCTCGTAATCGAAGGGGGAGTCCACAACGATGACCTGACCCAGGTAGCTGCGCTTCTTGTAAAAGCGAGAACCATTGGTCTCGTCGTCCTCGTCGTAGAACTTCTTGGCGGCCTTACAAACCGGGCAAGCCTTACCATACATGCTGAGGCAAGGAATGTTCCGTTGTTGGGCCTGTCCTCCGGTGGTGATCTCCAGCTTGTGCATGAATTTCTCGACGAGAAAATGTGCGGCGCTGGGGTCAGCATCAGGTAGGAACCGGACGGTGGCTTCTTGATCGAAGTCCATCTTCCAGAAGGGATACCACTCAGAAAAAGTCTGGGAAAAATTGGATTTGTTGTCTTGATCAGCGAATTGCTGCTTTAGTGCGTCTAGTGACAATGTCATTTCTATTACTCCTGCAATGTCCTATTTTCAATGACGTTGGTAAAAAATACCAAGTTTATACAATGTCTATGGGGGTATTTATGACCAACAGTCCGTGTTTTTGATAAACTGGCACCAGTTTCAGGGAAACTGGAGTTAGGACTGACACACCCGAAGGTGGAGATGCAGACACTATTATAGGCTATCCTTGATGAAAGGACAACCCTTTTAGCGGTAAATTGGAGTTATTTGCCGAGGCCGACGGCAAGGCCAGAGATGGCCATTTCTACTTCTTCGATGTTTGCTTTGATAGCAAGCACTTGATTCCTGGCCGTTTCCATCGCGTGTTCTGCTACCTCTAGCTCTTCGGATAGGCCCACAGCGGCGGCGGCCAGTTCTTGAATCTTGACGAGATTTTCTTTGTTGGACATTATTCCCTCCTGTTGATGGCCTATTTATCCCAATACATTGGGGTGAGAATTTTGGGTAGGTATAGTGGATGGCTGGGCTGTCTGGATTTCTTGTTGATCCGAAGACAGCGGATCTCCTCAAAGAGCTCTAAAACTTCTTGGCAGCGATCTCCCAAAGCCCCATCATTTCCCCAGGCAGCGATGGCAATATCATCCTTCTTCTTGACCATGACATTTCCCCGCTTGTCTTTCGTTCTTCGGGGATTCACAATGGTAGCCACGGACCCAAGCTGCCAGTTATTTTCTGGCCCAATAATATCAATACCGTCTTTGTGAGCCTGTTTTAGGTCCTTGACCTGAGTGGCTCGATAGGCGAAGAGATTAAGAATAGCCGCTCCACCGAAGCCCCAGGCTTTGGAGTAATTGATACAGCGACGAATGGTCGGGTCATCTTTGGTGGCATCAGCAGTAGATGGATTCAACATGATCCAATAGACACAGGGTAGATCCTGATCCCAATCCCGGGAAAGGGTGTAGCGGTAGAGACCGCATTCGCTGATGTGGGCTGAACGAATCATCGGGATTTCGCTGCTACCGGTGTGGCCGCCATGACCTCTTGATTATCCGGGTGCAATCTTTCTTTCCGACGTTGAAGGATGACCTTCTTCGCGTGCCGCTGGGCTCTCACGTTGATCTCGATAGCATCTCGGTTGGGTGAGGTCTTGTTCGCATGATCAACTGCATCGTCGAACTCCTCAAAATATACCTTTCTACAAGGCTTGTTCTCAAGATAGGTTCGGACACAAAACATGATATGTCCGTATTCGTTATTATCGCTTAGTCCTATCTTGATAAAATTTCCGTCATTAAGCATCGTGCTTCTCCAGGAATTCCTCCTTTAGGGTTTTGGCCTCGGTAAAGGTCATTGGGTCGGTGAATTCTACTTCATGCTCCGTTTCTAGCCAAGCACGGGCACCACAATTTAATGGCGGCCGCACTCGAGGGTCCGCACTTTCCAGCGGACCCAGAACTCTGAATGCATGACAGTAGGTAGTCTTGGAACCTTGTCGAA